TCATAATGAATAACTCTCTTCAAATTCTAATGTTTCAAGTGCTTTTTCTGTACAAAATACAATCTGATGTGTAGGGTATTTAAATTTAACCAACTCCCAAAAAGCAGCCTTGGATATATTTCCCGTAATATAATCTTCTATATAATCCCATATAGTATCATCAGCCATTGGTCCGTCCACAATATCGTAATTATGTCTATTTCCTCTACGGCAATCTACAATAAACTCCAGCCATTCTTCAGTCATCTCTAAAAATTGTTTTATCTTCAAAGATGAATTTTCAACATAATGGTATTTATTTACAATATGTTTCCCACGTTTCGTTAAGGCCCATCTTTTTGCCTGCTTTTCCAAGATAGTACAATAAAACCCATATCCAAAATCTTTATAAAATCCATTTTCCAGTATTTTCGGTTTTTCTACTACAACATTACTTCCAAGAAAGATAATCTGTTTAATCATTTTCCCCTGATATAACTATTTTAGTATTTCCTTATCTTATTGAATCACTTAAAAACTATGCCAAATACACTTTTTAATAATATTTTCTTCCTGGTTCACCTTGCTCTCTAATACCTCAAGGTGTAATCACGGAACAGCGTTCCAGTTTCAATATATTTCATGTTGCTGTTTATCTAACCAAATCGTTTTCCATTCCCATACTCCTGGCAAGTTTCAATACATCTCATGTTGTTGTTTATCTTTTCTGTATCGATCTTGCTCTATGTAACTCTTTTGCAGTTTCAATACATCTCATGTTGTTGTTTATCAGTTATTAATAAAAAGAAAAGAGAGGAAAAGGACAGTTTCAATACATCTCATGTTGTTGTTTATCTTACAGCTGGCAGGGCAAGGTATATAAATGCCAGCGGTTTCAATACATCTCATGTTGTTGTTTATCGATTTTATTGACAAACAGGACGTTGTTGTTAATTAGTTTCAATACATCTCATGTTGTTGTTTATCTTGCCACGCATCCCCGCCGATTTCCAGATAATCCAGTTTCAATACATCTCATGTTGTTGTTTATCAAATTAGGAGGAACAGATGAACGAATTAAAAGTAATGTTTCAATACATCTCATGTTGTTGTTTATCAACTCAATCCAGTCACTATGTGCCGCATACATGCCGTTTCAATACATCTCATGTTGTTGTTTATCCAATAACCTTTTCTCTTTACTGTTCCCTTTTAACAGGTTTCAATACATCTCATGTTGTTGTTTATCGTGTCTTCGAAAATGGGGCAGTTTTCATGGATCTACGTTTCAATACATCTCATGTTGTTGTTTATCTGACCTGTACAATGCGCCCCAGGGGATGTTTACAGAGTTTCAATACATCTCATGTTGTTGTTTATCTTCCTGGCCGAGCAAGCTCTATTGTAAAAAGAAGGTTTCAATACATCTCATGTTGTTGTTTATCGCAAGTCCAAGCCCAGCTCCGCCTGTCGCACTTGAGTTTCAATACATCTCATGTTGTTGTTTATCTCGGAATTGAATTTCCAGAACTGAAAAAGGCTGACTGTTTCAATACATCTCATGTTGTTGTTTATCTTTTACATTAACTCCCATTCGCTTTTCTAATAGCGTTTCAATACATCTCATGTTGTTGTTTATCGAAACATCAGATTGTTTTTGGTTGCAATTATTTGTTTCAATACATCTCATGTTGTTGTTTATCGTTGTGTTTTGCTCAGAAGTAAATGCTGGACGACTGGTTTCAATACATCTCATGTTGTTGTTTATCTTTTATCTCGATTCCATTCGCCCCCTCTTTTATCCCGTTTCAATACATCTCATGTTGTTGTTTATCAAAGTCGTTAAAAACGAATCTTTCGATAAGTTGGTGTTTCAATACATCTCATGTTGTTGTTTATCTCCCCATCAACGATGTACCGAAAATGGGCAAGTGGGTTTCAATACATCTCATGTTGTTGTTTATCTATCGCCTGTCCAGTCGGCCACGCTGGCCGTCAACTGTTTCAATACATCTCATGTTGTTGTTTATCTCCTCTTGGTAGTTGTATGTAATATCACCAAAACGTTTCAATACATCTCATGTTGTTGTTTATCAGGGTTGCAGAAAGAACTGCAACCCCAATTTTTTGTTTCAATACATCTCATGTTGTTGTTTATCGCGAAAAAGATACCTAATACACTCGCTACAAGCATGTTTCAATACATCTCATGTTGTTGTTTATCTGCAACGATTTCTTTTTCTTTTGCCCAAGATTTTTGTTTCAATACATCTCATGTTGTTGTTTATCCCACGATTTCTCGCTATTTTTCCATTTCATTATCTCTGATTCTCCTTTATTTTTCAAGCCTTTCTTTGTTTTTTACCAGCCGTACCATCTTCCTTTATATTTTCCACACAAATACGTAAAACTTCTTGTAACCATAAGCTTTTTTCACATTTCCTATATTTCGGCACCTGGTAAATAATTGACACATTTTCAAAGTCCCATTTTTCCTTGCTGATTTATCTCCTGCGTTTTATACCATATTAACACTGTCCTATCTGCCAGATATCTAAAATCTAGGCTATGATTCCTATTGTTATCCCATATCATTGACCATTTGGTTTTATTGGACAAGTTTCTACTCATATTTATATTCGTAATTTTATACGAAATCTAACACCTCCAGATTCAAGACTTCCCATTCTTTACTAATTGCGACTGCTTTTGAAAAGTCGATATAATTCTATCCCCTGTGTCTGACTATATACTTTTGAAATTGTGCAGTAATTATGAACACTGTTCTCTCAAACTGTGTCACCCTGAGCCAGCATATACGCTGACATCATGTATGCTGGCTCTGCTGGTTAACCGTTCAAACTTTATTAAATTATTCTATCCAAATCTTAATTTTATCTGCATACCTTCCAATCACCCCGGCATACCCATCCATTCCATGCCCTTTTTCATTGTCAATTTGAGTCTCATAAAAGTTTGAATCATTCTGAGCAGAGACACAATAGTATATTTTTTTATATCTATATCCTTCTGGCGTGGTATAATAAAATTCGAACGCTTGGATTGGCGAACCGTCTCCCAAAACGCCGTTAACCAAATCTTTTGTGTCATAATGATCTTCAAAAATCAAATACGGCAGCCATCCATTCTTTTTAGTATAAACACGTCCCTTTACTTTTCCTTTTGTAACCCGAAGTCCCAAATAGCAAATCGGAACATTATCTCCTTTACCTGCCCAGTCTTCCTGATTTTTTACTTCCGGCCACCATCGGTCGGTATATGCAGAATAATAACAGTCTACTTGTCCAAGCTCTCTGTTCTGTAAAATCTCCCCGGAGGTATTGCCTTCCTTTTGGGATATATTCACAGGATCTTCTTTCCCTTTCCCATCTGATATTCCCTCCACAATTGCTCTGGCACATTTCTCTACATCCCAGGCATTTGCATCTGATTTGGAATCAACAAAACAGCATTCTATCAAAATTGCGGTTGCATTTGTGCTCTTCAATATATATAAATCTCTTCCTTTTTTTTCACCTCTGTTTTTAATTCCTAGAGCACTTGCAATTTTAGAACTGACACATTTTGAAACACTCTTACCGCTTTCATCGTCATAATAGTAAACCTCTGTGCCGGTTCCCCCTCCTGCATTCAAATGAATGGAGACATCCAGATCTGCCTGATGACTATTGCATTTCTTCACAATAGCAGAAAGGTTTTGGTTCTGTGTTGCCCCTTCGTCATCCGTACAATCATGTACCGTGTGTCCTTGCTTTTTCAAAAGTTCAATGACTCTGTTTTTCACCTTCCTGTTTTCATTTACCTCATCCAGGTATCCCGAAGCCCCTCTGCACCTGAGAGAATGTCCTGCATGTATGTTATAAACCGCCATTGCGAATCCTCCTTTTTCTTAATCTAAATATCAGAGTCCTTCCTGTTCCGCTTTCTCTCTGGCAGACAAAAAATATGGATTATCCATGTTTTTGGTCATCATCTTTGTTTACGACTCTATCTGCAATTTCCAATCCTTGTATCAAAATATTCGGCACACGATAGCCCGCTGCCACAAAATTTTCCAGAACAGAACGGATTTCATTGATAATCAGACTTGCAAGAACAAACCAGCCAAGCAATGTTGTAACACCAAGATCTATTCCAATTGAGTTCCCGATTTCTATGAATACCGCACTGGAGCCAAATGCAACCATGATCATGATCCAATATCCCAATTTTTTCAGAACACCTTTCCATCCTTTTGTAGAATTTTCTTTTCCAAGCATCCTGCTTTTCATCCAGCCAGTGAACCAATCTGCTACGTTCAGCATAAGAAATACTACAAACAAAATCCAGTGTTCACCAAAGATATAGGAAAGCACTGCTACTGCAGCGCCTATAATTGCATTATATTCATTGATAATAGGTTCTACACAATTCATGTTCATTCCCTCCCATCTCAATATTTGAAATTTGTCAATATATCTCCCGATATATTTTTTAATTTATCTTAATACCTTTACAGGTATCAATTCATTGTTAATAAATCTGTTGCCTTGTCTATCCATACACTTACCCTATCAGTTCTCACTTCCATGTCCTTACATTCCTTCATTCTGTTTTATGGATAAAGGTACAGGGTAGACTTTTGCTTTATTACTGCCTCATTGGGCTGATGGAGGGATCCTTCTTATCCCTGTACCTGTATCGGCACTATAAATCTGTTAAGCCGCCTGCAGCTGGCTCTTTCTATAACTTCCGAAGACTAGCTCCGGTTCATAATAAGCTTTCTTTTTGGACAGTGTAAAGATAAGAGTAAGCACCTTTTTGCTTACAACTATCAGTGCCTGCATTTTCTTTAATGGATTATTTTCCCTTGTTTTCAGCTAATCGTAGAGCTGTCGCAGTTCCTTATTGTTTGCCACCATAGTAAGTGAAATCTGATACAGCACACTTCGCAGATTTTTTCTGCCCCGCTTTGATATACATGTTCCACTCTTATTTTTTCGGAACTATCTTCTATCAGGTTATATCCTGCCAGACGACTCATCTGTCTTGCATCCTCAAAACGTAACGGATTTCCCAGTTCACCCAGACACATTGCTAAAGATACTACTCCCATTCCAGATATACTCAACAGGTATTCTGATACTTCTGTTTTCTTCAGTGCTTTTTCCATCTCTGTTTCCAATGATTCCAGCTGCTTTGTTAATAACTCTAATTCCTCCATTAACTGCTGTATTTTAAAGCATGCAGCATACTCTCCGTAATCAACTCCTACACTGGTTTTTACAGCTGTTACCAATTGTGCTGCCTTTTTTCTTCCTACTGTCTTTTTCACTGCTTTTTTGATTTCTTTCAGCACACCTTCTTCTCCTAATTCCAATATAAACTTAGGAATAGGGCATACTTTCAGCAGATGCATAGAAGCTTTCCCTGCAAAAGGATGCTTGAATACAGTTCCAAACTCAGGAAAATATTCATCTAACACTGCAGTTATTGTATGGATAATAGACTTTTTCCTTTTGTTCATGCTGTGTCTGGTCGTTGTCAGTCCCCGCAATTCTGCGTAGACATCGTGCGGAAGATAGGTCTCAAAATATCGTCCGTCCTTAACCAGTCTTGCTATCCTAAGTGCGTCCTTTTTATCTGATTTTGTCTGGCTGTTATCATCCAATTCCTTTGCTTTTTTGTATGGTAAGGATTTACCAATACAACGGTGATCTTTGTCTGTTTAAGCAGGAAATTTGCAAATGCCTTCCAGTAATGTCCGGTTGGCTCCATTCCCACGATAACCTTGTTAAAATCTTCCACCTTGTAGATTTCACAAATCCTTGTTAAGATTGCATTGAAACCATTTCGGTTATTTTCAAATTTAAGTGCCTTGTTATGTTCGATGCCACGGCAGTCTACAAATCTTGCCCATTGGTTATGCTTGGCAATATCAACACCAACAATTAAGGTTTTTAATGTGATTGTTTCAAGTTTTTCATTGGAATGGCTTTTCTTTTTCATTAGCCAAAAATCTCCTTTGTTTTGATGTATTTAAAAGTCGCCAAACTTTCTTACATCATACTGGGAGATTTTTTTAATTGTCAAATTTCATGTTCTATAGGAATGCTTCCTCTGACAATCAAAATAAAACCTGGCTGCTCTTGTTATCCTCCTCGATTTGTTTTACCTTTTTAAGGAGAAGGCAGATTTTTCTCTGCCCTCATCTGTCTTTTCACCTTTTTAGAATTTGAGCTCTTTTCTGGAAAAACAACCTGCTGCTATATTATCACCTTTAATAAAATTTACAATTATCATGCCTATCCCTCTTGTATACTACTCATTTTTAATGTGCTTTTCCTTCCCTTTACTGTTATTCATGTAGTCTTAATCAAATTCCGGAAGATAACTCGTAGAACTCCCTGTTTGTTTCCAACCACCCTATTTTCAATACCTTTCCATCAATCTACATTTCCTGCACGCACAGCTCTTTGAAATCTTGAGAATACTCATCATGTTCATCACCTTCTAAATCTTTATGTACAAAAAGTATGCTGTAAGGCTTTGCCACTTTCTTTGTCTATCCGTTGCATTGTACACCCAGCTGCTACCTGTACTTGAAGTAAGGCCCACATCTCCATTTCCTTTAACACCAATGGAGATGAGATTTTTATATCCTGAAATCTGCGGCGCATTAATCGTCAAATTTTTTGAACCAAATGCTGTTAGAGTTAGCCCTGGCAAATCAACCGGTACTATTTTTACATAATCTGCTAGCTTTTCTTTCTCCTCTACAGAAGTCATTAATACAGAAAACTCGGCATCTACAGCCGTCACATTCAAGCCATCCAGCGTCACCGTATACAACACCATCTCATGTCTCAAATCGCCATTTCTAATATCTCCCTTCGTCGCCTCTGGCGCCGTTGCATTTCCTTCCGTCTCACTTCCCTTAAGAACTGCAAGTTCCACGTTCTCCTCGCCCGTCTCGGAATCCTTTGTATATCGCGCAACAATCAAATCTTTTCGTTTCTTTCCCTGACTACCATTGTCGATCGTCACGCTTTCATATGTCCCCGGTTCAATTCGCCAGTGACGTCCCTGCATCATGCCCTCACCGTCATAAATTTTAATTTCGTTGTTGCTCACCAACTCTGCACGAAATTTTTCTCCCACATTGAGCACATAGTCGTCTGTCCCAAAGGTTCCCTGATTCAACGCCCCGGCATCCGCGCTGGTGACATGCTCCTCACCTTTTTTTGCAGTCACAATCTTAATTGCCATCTCTTAATCATCTCCTTCTATCTTATATTCCATCTTTTCTTCCCCGTTCTGGATTGTTAATATCTTGCCAATAATCGGCTTTTTCACAGAGATTCCTGTAATATAGTCACGTCCGGAAATGGTATCTCCAATCTGCATATCCAGCTCTACATCATCACGAATATTTGCCTGAAAACTCTTTTTGTCCATGAGCTCCCTCAATTGTTCCGTACCGTTTTCTACAAGCTCCTGCTCTTCTGCGCCTTCAGAATCATATACACTGGTGCGTTCATCAAGCCCTGCATAATATGGAGCAGTTCCAATCGTACTATCTTGTTGCACATACAAATGCCGGACCAGTCTGTCTTTTAAATCTCCTTTTCCCAGACATATCAAATGATTGATACCTCTTTTATAGTCTGTGACCGTAAAATCCAGGTTGTTGTCCTGGGAAATTTCCGTCGTGCCGCTGTAATCAACAGCGGGTACTGCTTTTAAACTTACATACCCGATTTTTGGCACGTTCTGCTGTACATATGTAATTTCCAATCGGTACCCCTTTCCTGACAGCATCTTTTCAATACCTGCCAGAAGGGTGCAATATCGATCAAATCGGAAATTGCTCACTGTAATTCCTGTGTCCTCTTCAGGTACAGAAATAAGATTGCTGATCTTTGCATCTTGGACTAAACTTGCTATCACTGTGTTTAACTCTCCGGATACTGTTTTGTAATCCTGACCAGCTGGTGGCTCGATTATTTTTTTCGCCAGCATCCCCCGCCAGGTATCTCCACAGATATAAATTCGGTTTTCTGCCGTGCTGCTCATAAGCTCACCGACTGGTCCGCCGAATTCGGTTCCGGGGATATAGGCATAGCATCCTGTCTGTATATCCCCCATCCAGTGGTCCACAGAAAAAGTGAATTGAAAATCATTCGTATCCCCAATATCAATATCCGCGTCCGCCTCCTGCAAAAGCCTTATCTCTTTTCGATTTTTATCTGCAAGTATTAAATCCATCGCGGTTCGCTCCTTTCCTGAAATAGAGTAATATCTATTCCATATTCTCCGGACCAATTCACAGTATGATTCCCGACCGGAATTTTACGGAAAATACTCTGCACCTTGTTTCGGCTGTCATTTTCATTGATCTTGGTTCCATCCTGTTTTGTTCGTACAACAGTCTGTGCCCGGCTGTCTATCACCAAATATTCATTCTTGGCAACTGTTGTAAAAACTTCATACGGATATCCCCCGATCAGGATTCTCGGATTTACCACAGGGCCATAAATTATCATGTTAAAATGTGCATCCGTATAGTGATCGTTATCCAGTCTTCCTATAGCTCTGTCATTTGACGCATAATCGTACGGGAAATTGTATGGATAATCCAAAAATTCTTCCTTATTATTTTCCTTTCCGGCTACAAATGAAAACTTCTTTTCAGTGATCCAAAATGGGTAGTCTGCAAGAATCGTCAATGTGTGAAACATGATCGGAAGTCCCATTCTCCAATCTGTTTTCTCAGATCCGATCATTTTACACTTTAAGTATTCTCCGCTGCTGGCATACAGCGTGCCGTCTGTTCCCGAAAAAATGTCTGTTTGTACAACATCCGAAAGTCTGTTTACAGCCTTGACCCAGTCGCTTTTTCTTTTTTCAAACGGAACTGTATAGTCACACATAACAGCTATTTTTACAGGGATCTCTTTTGCGGCCATTTTATAGTTTCCTGTTCTATCCCGTTTTGCCCCTTCTTTTGTCTCATATGTAAAACTCCAATTTAACAAATCACCTTCCTGGAACATGTAAGGAAAATCCGAGAAATCAATCTTTTCGCCTTTATGATTTATGTAATAAAAATCCATCTCTTACCTCCTTATAAATCCCATGTTTGCGATAGCTCTTCCGGCCTGCCTGTTGCCAATATAGATACCCATCTTGCCGATACCTTTTTCAATTCCTTCCTTCTGCCGGTTTCCGTATTCGATCATGGCGGACACAATGTATTCTCCCAATGCATCTGCACTTATATAGGAAGTTTGTGTATTATTTTTCGCGGCCTCCTTCGCATATTTCACAGAAATATCATGTGGGATGACCTGGCTGCCGTTTGGAAGATAGGTCAGTTCCCCACGTCCTCCTTCATTTATGACCGCAAATCCGCCTGCCCAGCGATCTGTTCCGTGGGCAAGATAAGGAATCGTCCCAATCTCCACACCCGGAATTTTATTGATCAGTTTGATGGCCGCATTGATTCCGCCGATAACACCATTTACAAATCCTTTGACCTGAGCAACCAGAGAACTCACCGCGCCTGCAATCCCATCAAATATTCCCGATACAAACGAGGTCAGCCCGGTCCATGCTGATTTAATACTGCCAAGTATATTTGCTATAACTTGTCCAACTCTGTTCATCACATTGGATACTGTTGTAAATATTCCGCTAAACACATTAAAAAAAGTTGAGCCGACCGGTGCTATGTAGGAAATGATAGATGCAATAACCCCCGCTATAAATCCCGCAATCGGAGATATCGCAGATATAATTCCCTGTATCACAGATATTGCCACACTTAAAATATTGGTGATAGTCGGGAGCATCCCTGATATCGTACTGATGATGACTGTTATGATCGAAATTAAAGCCGGCAGTATTGACGCGATCATTTGCGCCACTGTTGTGATGATCGTTGCAATTATAGGCGCAAGTTGTGTGACCAGCTGTGCGATCAGAGGTCCAATATTTGCAATCAGCTGTCCGAGACTCGTTATCAGCATTAAAATAACAGGCTGGAGCGAGGCTATCAATACACTTATCGTTCCCATAACTGAATTTCTAAGCCCTTCATTTGTAGCCATTAAATAGGCAAACACTCCTACAAGTGCAGTCACCGCTGCCACGGCCAGTCCAACCGGACTCGTAAGCGCTGCAAATACTGTCTTTAACCCGGTAATCAACGAAGTTTTTCCGCCCATCTCACTGATCTTGCTGCTAACCTTCCCAAAGGCTCCTGTCACTACCTGCGCTTTTTGGAAGGCTCCGCCAAGAGTACTGATCAATGGCCCCATCGCTCCGACAACCGCCATACCCTTAACTGCAAAATTTTGCAGACTTGGATCGGCATTTACAAAAGCCGTGACAAGGTCAGTAGCCTTTTGGATCAATGGTGTAAAAGTCGGAAGAAGTTTCTCTCCCAACACAGCCATCAAATTTGACGTTGCTGCCTGAAAGGTCTGTATACTGTTTGCGGCACTGTCCGATGCCCCTACATAAGACCCTTGTATACTCTGTGTCTGTCCCATCACATAGTTATATCGAAGCTGTGCTTTTTCCGCCTCACTCATCTGGCTGTATACCTGCCCTGTCTGAGCCGCAAAGTTTGCCAGATCTGTTTCTGACATAGCAATCCCCATCTGTGCAAGTCCTTGTGTTTCTCCTGTGAAAACTCCCGAAAGAGCCGACATTGCCTCCTCGATCCCGACATTTTTTAAAGCCGCTAAATCTCCTGCCAGTCCTGCAAGCGATGTGGACATACCTGCTGCCTCAGGTTGTCCCATACCTACGGCAGACGCCATATCTCCAAATACCGAGGCCGTTTCCAAAGCCTGGCTTTTTGATAGCCCAAACTGTTTTGTCGCTGTATCTGCCCACGCATTTACCGTGTTTGCACTGTTTCCAAATGTTGCATTGACTCTGTTTAAATTGTCCTCCAGTTCGGTTGCCGCAGTGATCATTTTTTCTTTGGCATCCTTGATCGGTTGTGTAAGACCTTCCTGCATTTTTGCTCCAAGTCCTGACAATTTAGCGCCCAACACTTCTATTCTTTTGGGCATATCATTGATCTTCTTATCAAACTCCTCAACTGTCTTGTTTACATTTGCCAGTGCTCTTTGAAATCCGGAAGTATCCACGTTGAGTTCTGTTCTCACCATTAACTCATTCAAATTTCTTCACCTCCTTTGGCTTTTGTATTCTATTTTTCCTGTATATGATGTCAATCCATCCTTTTCCTTCCTTTTCTTCCACTTCATTTATGATTTTGAGATTTTCAGATACAATTTCTGTATTTGCCTTTTTCACCTTTTCCTTTTTCCATAACTGCAATGCCTTTTTCCGTTTGGGCCGGTTTACATTGTATACTGCGGTAAACACTGCGTTATAAAACCGATAGTTTTCTCCTACGACTTTATCCTCCCAGGCCTTATAGATAAATGCTTTTTCTTTTAGAGTGAGCATTTCATAATCAGCCTTGGAATACCCAAAATTTACCGCAAAAAAAGCAAAATCCAGTTCTTTCTGATAAGGTTTTGCCAGCTTGTCATACTGTGGATCCACATCACCGGAAAAATATTCAAACTCTATTAATCGGCCCGGAAGAAAAAAGGGCAGTCCCTCTCCAATGTCTCCATAACCAATCCGCAGACATTGGCATATCCGTTTGATTCGATGAGCGCCTCTGCCACTTCCATTCCCTTTTTAGGTGCAAGAAAAGCATCTGCCCCTTCCTTTTTAATTCCATATGCAATATATGTTTTGAGGGATGCTACGCTGAGCATCCCCCCTGTGCGGCGGATGTCAGCGAGCGTAGGCATATTAGTCACTCCCTCGATCATCTCAATGCGTTTTAAGTTATACTTGAGTTCGTAATTTTCCCCGTTATGACTGATCATTCTATTCTCCTCCTTCTGTTACTGTGGCAATTCCGGATTTTAAGGCTTTTCCGGTGCTATCCGTTTCAATGATCATAATCTGATTCCCCCCTGTCACTCCGGAAATCTCAGCTGTTCCGTCCCAGGTTGTACCGGACATTACCTCTCCATATGCAGGATATGCAAGCGGAGCTGCTCCGGTTTTGTAATAATATTTATTGCTCCCCTCTTTTACAGGGTTTACATATACTTTTGTCTTCTTTGCCGCTGTTCCTGCCACTGATACGATCGTGAGCGGCTCCAGAGCACTGGCTCCATCCGGCATCGTGTCAGGCTCCACCGGTTCATTTAAGAGATCCACCAGTGCTCCCATACCTTCCAGTGTCAGAGAATATGTCATAGCATCATCAAACGGAGCCTCTAAAGGATAATCGGTGATAACCGCCATCCCTCCAAACATTCCCTGTTTCGTCTTTCCATTTACCACTTTAATGCACACTGGGTCTGCATTTTCAAATGCCTGTGACAGAATGGTATGTGACTCGTCATTTGGTACATAAAGACCTTCGTTGTCAATGGACCATTCCTTCATTCCGGCAATCTTGGATTTCCAACCTCCCAATGTGTCCTTTGATGTAATCTCAATACTGTCGGCAGAGCGATTGATGGTCAGCCCCTGCTGTCCACTGATCGCAAGCAATCTGCTTCCGTCCAGACTCCAGATTGCAAGTAAAATGTCTTTTCCTGCTACAGCCTTTGCAGCTGAGCTTGTAAAATCACAATAATTGTTGTTGTCAAAATTTCCCATATTTGTTCCTCCTATTTCTATCCTTTTATTGTTTACATGTGAATCCGTAGCAGACCATAAATTCATACTGTACCACAGGTTTTTGCTCCTTTGTATCCTCTGTTTTCATGGACTGTATTCCATTTTCTGTCTGCAGGATCAGTTCCCATGGCTCTGGCAAAGTGATCTCCTCCGTCAAAGCTTCCTGAAGATCTTTTATCATCCCATAAATCTCCGCTGTAGAATCTTCTGTTTTCGGAATGCATTGTATCTGTACTGTAAAGATATCTGTATACATTGTTTTCGTATGATTCGATATGGACTTTACCACTTCTGCCAGATAAAACGGTTTGGATAACCCTTGTTTTTCAAAGTCATAGCATTCCTTCCCTGTTCTTTCTTTTACGTGTGTTTTTACAGCAGTCATAAGATCTTCCATTCCCATTCTTTCATACATCATGCCTGCCCCTTTCTTCTCCTTATCAGGGTCTTGTTCCTGTATTAACTTTGGATGTCGATCATGGTTATTGTAAATTTTTTCTCTTCCTTCTGTTTCTTTGCCATGGCTGTGGCGATCGCCTTTTGTACACGTCTGTCAAACTCTGCCTGATTCTCTTTTATTTTTAGAAATTCATCAAAGCGTATAGCGTTGACATGTTTTTCTTTTTCACTTTTTTTCTTTTCCTTCTCACGGATGCCCCTGCTATTTCCTTTTCACTGGCCCCGGCAGTTTCATCCCTTTTTAACAGTTCTTTTTCCATCACTCAACACCCCTTCTGCAAAAGCCCATCCAGTCAAGTCCAGGCCACTGCGTAAAAATATATAGTTTAACGTCATTTCGGACGAGATTTTATCTCTTTTTATCTGTCTTCATCATTCAGCCATTTGGCTGTTTGTTCGATATTCATGCCGCCTGTACATCTTCTGTAAACTGTACTTCCGTCTAACAGGATGATCATCGGCAGTTTATCCACCATATACTTTTCCGCCACAAATGGATTCCGCTGTACATCTATGCGCTGTATTTTTTCTTTTAAATCCATCTGTTTCTCCAGCGGAATAATAAACTGTTTTTCATAAAATCTACACGGCGGACACCACGATGCATGAAAAAACAATAATTTTCTCACAGCCTGTCCTCCTTTTTTGCAACTCCTTATTTCTCAACTTGCTGCTTTTCTTTTTCCTGATGACATCATCGTATCATTGGAGCAGCCCCATTTTGTCCCCGTCTGCATTTTGTCCAGATAATGGTAAAACAGCCTTCGTATGGCATAGAACTCTGTTTTTCCAACAGGAATCCGTCCTAATTTTTCGTCATACTCCAAAAACGTGTAGGACAGGTCATTCGTCACACTTTTCAATATGTACGGGTAAATCATATCCGAGGCAAAAACCGCGGCCTTCTCGATCATTTCACAGTCTTTTTCGTATCCAATGTTTTGCATGGACATTTCCTCTTTTATCTTTCTGATTTTGGATTTCTTCTCCTCGTACTGCATACAAAATGCCCGCAGCTCATAATACCTGTTTTTTGATATCCCGTAGTCTTCCAGAGATTTTTCCCTTAACCTTCCACTCACTTTTTTCGCCCCTCTCTATTACAATTTTTAGTTTTTATATATTTTTGTTGATTTTAAATCATTTTCTATTCTAAAAAATTTTTATTTTAAATCCAAATTACACTTTTTATTTTGGAATTTGATTTTGAAACGATTTAAAATCATCTTGAACCAACAATATCACATTGTTGATTATAAGTCAACTATTATTTTATTTCTTTTCTGATATTGATTTTAAATCTATCACATAGTATAATCACTTTAAACAAAGGGAGGGATCGCTCATATGCCGGAAATAGGAAGACGAATTAAGCTCAAACGTGAGGAACTTGGAATTACCCAGGAAGAATTGGCAGGCAGACTTGGTTATAAAAGCAAAACAACCATTGCCAAAATAGAAAATGGAACAAATGACATCGTTCAAAGCAAGGTCGCTGAGTTTGCCAAGGCTTTGCATACTACTCCAGCCTACCTGATGGGATGGGCGGACGTAGTTTCTCTGCCAAAACAACAGACCGATCATCAGCACAGTAGGACAGAAGATCTCATTATAAAAGAAATGAAAAAGCTTACTAAAAAAGGCCAGAAAAAACTCTTGGATACTGCAAGAGAGATGGCCTGCAATCCTTTGTATAATCCAAATTATGAAATAGAAGTAAATGCGGCCCACGCCCGCACGGATATCGAAATCCCAGCAGGCATCGACACCTCTGAAGAAGATATCATGAACGAAGAAAATTTCTAATCCTTTTACATGAATTAGTTTAATACATACAAATTAAGGGGGTGTTAGTGAATGGACTATGAAACTCTTTTAGAAGAAGCATACAACGAAGGGCTGCTTGTAAAAGAAAAGCCTCTGCAATACAACAATGGAAGGATAAAAGGAAACCGGATCGCCATCCGAAAAGATTTGCATTCCTCAACCGAAAAAGCTTGTGTTCTGGCCGAAGAACTTGGACATCATTATACTTCTGTAGGCAATATTCTTGACATGAACAACTCCTGGAACCGCAAGCAAGAACGCCAGGCACGTCTCCATGGATATGATAAGATGATCGGATTGTGCGGCATTGTCTCAGCTTTCAAGGCAGGCTGTCAAAATAGTTTCGACATTGCAGAATACCTGAATGTCACAGAAGAATATCTTCAGGAATGTATTGCATGCTATAAAGAAAAGTATGGGGTATATACGAAATTTGACAATTATCTGATCTATTTTATACCAGTTCTGACTGTGGCGGAGATGATGTAG